CTACAAAAATTATTTGGGACCCAAAAGAGAATACTAACAAAATAATAAACTCAGACCCTCGTAAATGTTTTCCAGACCCAAGGGTTAACTGGGGCGATTGGGAGAGGATGCAGTTTATAATATTTTCGGACTACATTTCTACTAATGCACTACTTGCGGGTGGTATGTATCCGAAGGTTGCCAAGTATCCCGGTCTCAGACGTAAAGGTAAACGACAATCAGGTTGGGATGCACACAAGCATTGGCAAGAAGAGGGGCGTGGACTTTCGATTAATCCAGAAGAGCCATCAGGAAGCGAAAATGGACACCACTTCACGCTCGACCAAGCTCGTGTGGTAGACGAAATGTGGGTTCGGCTTCAAGGCTACGAGATAGGAGTACCGTCTCTCGAACAAGTGTGGATGGTTGTAACAATCTTAGACGAGGAAGCTGTCATAAGGTGTCAGTTAAATCCTTATGGTCAACAATTCCCTGTGGTTGTCGGTGGACTATACCAAGATAATCACAAAACATTTAGCCAATCGTTATACGATTTGTTACTTCCATTGCACGAAGTTTCTACATGGCTGTTACGCTCACGAATTGACAACGTACAAGCTGCGTTGAACAACTTAATATTCGTAGACCCTACACAGGTGTCTGTGCCAGATTTAGTGGACAGAAATCCTTGGGGTGTCGTAAGAACCATGCCGGGAGCTAAGCCGGGAGACGGTGTTTTTATTGCTGAAGTCCCAGATGTAACGAGGGGGCATTGGAACGATATAGCCGCAATGAGCGATATGAAGCAAAGGCTGTCTGCCGCTTCAGACGCACAACAGGGAGTACCAACAGGAGATGTTCGTACTGCAACAGAAATACAAAGACTTACTCAACTTGGGTCTCAACGATTAGGGGTCATCGCAAGAATTATGTCGGCAACTACTGTCAGACCTATGGTTCGTATGATGACACAAAACCTTCAAGACGCAGTGTCTCTAGAGGGTTCACTAAGGATTGACACCGAAAATATGTCAGGTGGTTTAGTCAAGATGGCAGAGGATGGTTATGTAGACTTTGATGTAACTGCGTTGCAAGGCGACATAGACTATCTTGTAATTGATGGTACACTACCATTAGAGCCTAGTCGTTCTCCAGAAACTTGGATGAATATGATACAAGTTCTTAGTCAAAGTGGACTACAGATGGAGTACAAAACTGGTAAGATTGTAGAAGAAGCAATAAGAAGCATGGGTATAACCGATGTTGAACAATTTAAAATAAGCGAAGAGGAAAAAGCTCAAGGACCAACACCGTCACAACAAATGGCACTGATGGAGAAAGCCCGTGGTGCTAGTGTCATGCCTCAAGAGGAGCTTATGAGAGAGGCAGAAAAAGGAAATGTTAAACCAATGGCTGAAGGGAATTAAACGTATGGGTAGGAAATCATATGACATCGAAAAAAATACGGGTCTAACCCCCTTGGCTAAAGAGTATATTAAGCTTGTGGTAACTGAGCAACTGTCTGGAGTTCAAGAGGAAATCAGGTCTGTCTTTAGTGAATTAAAGGTTGCTATATCTTCTATGGACAACGGTTCTGCGTTAAATAAACGCATGGACGACATAGTTTCTAAAATAGCTTATCTTGAGAAAAGATATAAAGAAGATGATAAGTTTACTTTGACAAAGGCAAAGATGATTAACTTCATAGAAGAGCAGGATATAAAATGACCGCTACACCAACCACGCCAAAAACCGAACAGCTACAATTTAGGTCGGCTAAGACGGGTGTTCACAATTTAGACACCTATTTAGAAGCGTGTGAGTTTGGTACGTCAACTCTTCCTGTAGTCTTAGGTTCATTATTTACTTCAACAGGTACAATTAATCCCTCGTCTGTACAGTTCAGGGTAAAACCGAACGATATAGAAAACACCTTACAAGCCAGATTTGGTGTGTATACTAATGATAATGATGGTTGGGCAGACCTCAATCAAACTATCTTTAGGCAAAAGGGTGTATACGCATCTGGCACAAACTATAATAGATTAGACTTTGTCGAGGACGACAACAAGATATGGGTATGTAAAGTTGCACATACGGCAACAGCTACGTTCAATACCTCGTACTGGAATGTTGTTTTAGATGGTAGTGCTAGTTTAACATCAATTAACACTTTTAACACAACTTCAGCACCAAGGATTAAGAACTTGGAGAACGAAGTTTTGTTACAGCTTGGTATCGTATAGGAGATAAATTATGTCGATGAGTACACTAAAAGAAGTCGTTGAGGCGATTAAGACCCGAAGTCTTGCAATAGCAGGAACGACAACGGGAACAGTAGCAGGTTCAACCGCAAACGATATGGTCTACATCGCAAAAGCGGTAGAAGCCATTACGGGTGCAGACGCATTGTTGCAACTATTTGATGAGGCAAACGAGCCATCAAAACTACTAGATTACTCCACTGCGACAAGCGGTGTGTGGACGCTAAGTATTGATGACATCTCCAAGCCTGTTATCAAACTTACTCAAGCTTCGACACCAAGCCAAAGCGAACTTACTATAGTTGTACCAAACCGAGCGTTTACTGTTGTTATCAAGAACACTACTACTAAGACTGTACGAGTAAAATACACAGGTGCTTTAAATGCAGACACCGCAACTATCCTAGCAGGTAAAACTGGTTGGGTTAGTGGAGATTATAATTCCGCAGGAACTAACCAAGTATCTCATGTTGTTGATGTCGAAGCCATTACATCGGCTCTTACGACTGTAACAACTACACGAGGAGATATGATTTATCGTGACGGACCTCCTAACGACACAACCTTTACAATCGGAGTAAGGGTAAAGGTAATCAACTCATCAAATTATTACGAATTTAAGTTACCAGAAGACAATAGTTATTCTGTCGATGTTGACTTCAACATGTGGCAGGGAAAGACTTACATCTTTGACGTTTCAGACACCACAATGTCTGGACACCCACTAAAGTTTTCTACGACTAAGAATGGAACTCACGCATCTGGTGCAGAACTTTTAGACATCGCACCGACTGATAGCTCCAACGACATTACATACACAGGGACAGCAGGACAGACGAGTGCGGTGGTTACTATTGTAATGCCCGCAAATGCTACTGCCGATGCTATTTATCCGTATTGTGGAAGCCACACTGGGATGGGTAAGAACTCTGAGTTTAATATTTCTACGACTACAGGCGAAGTCAGGTTGCCATTAGGTGCAACTGGCACAGCACTTATCGCAAATACTGGCAACGGTGTTCCAGAATGGGATTATGTAGGAAAGCATATTGGCTTTCATTATCGTACAGACAACGATTTAACATGCCGTGTTGCAGACCCAAGGTGTCCCGGTTATCCCGGCACAGCAGGGAATGGTTTCACACGAGCAGATTTTTCTCTACAGAAAGAAATCACAGACAGCACAAATTTCCCACTTCACGCAAACAAAGGAATTTATCCACAGCCTTTCGCAAGGATTAATAACGGACCATATTATGGTGGTTCAGCTATTACCATGTTCGCTGACGGTGCTCCTAAACAGGCAAACTATTGGGGAGGAAGCTCAAACTACAGGTTCGGTAACGTACAAAACACCAACAACCCTTCTTGGACACCGACTGTTTACAGGGATGCTACAAAAGGTTACGACAAGGAAGTCAGATACCTACAAGATAGCAACATAGTCCAATGCACAGGTAGTTATGACAGTTCATACATGCTTGATGACCGTGGACAGATGTGGGCTGCGGGGTATAACAATAACAAACAACTCGGAGACGGAACAACTACTACCCAATATAGATGGGTGCCGGTAGTATTTCCCGGTAGTGCAGGTAAGATTGTACAGTATGTGTTGCCTCAAGGACCAAGCAACAACATCACAGTGATGGCGTTAGACGAAAACGGTAAGGTCTTTGCTTGGGGTTATAATGGACACAACCAAGTAACGAGTGCAAACACAACATCACAAGGAACGCCTGTAGAGCTTACAGCTTTAACTGGCAAAGGCGTACACGCTATCATGGTTTCTGACTCGGGTTATCCTAGTTGCTACGCACTTTCTGGTGCAAGTGATGGATACAAGCTATATGCTTGGGGTTACAACGCTTACCATCGACTTGGAAACGGAACAACCAATGTTGTTGGAGCGGATACTCCATTCAACTGGACAGCAGGTTCAAACAAAAAAATTGCTAAGTTTCAAGCCTCAGGTTTCGGAAGTTACGGTGGAACTCTAGCTCTTAACCATGAGGGTGCATTGTACTACTCTGGTTATAATGGAACTTCACAAGCAGGAGACAACAACGCTTCTGGTAACAAGACAACGCCAACTCTAGTAAGTACATTTAGTACGTCTACCGCAGGTCTAAAAGTTATAGATATGTGGATGGTTAATGACTATGTTGGTTCTAGGTTTGCTACCACAGACAACGGAGATTTCTACAAATGGGGTCCGAATGGTAATGGTCAAACTGGAATGGGTACTGTCACAGGTTCTCAAGCTGTTCCATCAAAAGACAACAATCTAACTTGGGTATCTAAGGTAATTGGAAATGGCTCAGAAAACGGTAACTACTATTCTCAGGTAATCACAATTTCTCACGATAACGAGGAAGATTGGCAGAATAAAGTTAATGGAACAATTCATGTTACAGGATATAACAACTACGCTAACCCTGTATATGGAGCCGCAACAGGTGTAACTCTAACAAGTTTCACAGCAATCCCACTACCACTAGGTTATCAGGGTAAGGTTCGAGACGTTATGGCTTTAGGACATAGTTCGACAACTGGTCAATATCACGGTTGGGGTGTCTTGATGATGGATGGCACTTTCTTTACATGTGGACACGAAACAACAATGATGCTTGGTAGGTTTACCCAACTAGGTGGACACCATCTTCAGCCACGAAGCAACATAAGTTAGGAGGATTTTATGGCAGAACCAGTAACAGTAATCTACAGCCTCAATATGGCATCAGGGGAAAAGAAATTTGACCCTAGTGGAGATGACTTTGAGTTCCAAGGGGTTTATCAACTTGGTCCAGACACAGGTATTGTGTTTGTAGAAAAATCAAAGGTGTCAAAAATGGCAACTCAGCCATCAGGTGCAGAGCTTACGGAAGTCAAAGACATGAAACTCGTTGCGGCTATTGCTTGTCGTATGGGTTGGTCTACTCAAGCCGCAGGTTATTCCGCAGACAAGGTTGCGGTTTTGAAAGAATATGGTTACGATTTGATTAAGGAATATACTGACCAAGCCGGTATCGAGGCGAAAGCTTTAGAATATCTAGAGGCTTAGTATGAAACCTAAACAGGCGATGAAACTTGTTAAGGAGCTAAGAGAGAGTGATGGGTGGAAGTACCTCGAAGAAGTTATGAGGGACGAAATACTAGCCGCATCATATGCGATTTCTGATGGCAACAATATGCCAGTAGATGAAATCCACTACAGACGAGGTGCTATATGGGCGGCTCGAAAACTGGTGGAAATGCCGAATGCTCTAGAAGTTAAGCTAGAGGATGCTGTAAGGATGGAAGCCTTAGAGGATGAAGACGGTAATATAATAGGCAGACAGGACGCTTCGGCTTCCGATTAATGACGACCGCTACGGCTGTCAGGAGAATAGAAGATGACTACTATGATATTTGTAAGAGTTCTAGAAATGCTACCGACACATCGGACTGAAGTCTGTACGTTAAGTAGGTTCTTTAAATTTCTTACACGCTCCCGACAGGAAATTAACCCCAAACAGGAGCAAGAAAAATGGCTATAGACCCAACACAAGATACAGATATAATTACGTCACTCGCATCTCAAAAGCTAGGAGACGCAAATGCTAGTGCTGAAGCAACAATGCAAGCTGAAGTAAAGAAAGCACAAGACGTTGCAAATACAGCAGGTGGCGATGGAGCAGTACCAGAAGAAAAGCCTTCCCCAATGGAACAGTCAATGGAGGCTGTTAGCCCTAATACAGAGGCAGACAAACAAAAGGACGAAGCTTTTATTAAGGTAATGTTTGGAGAGGGCGATGAACGAACTCTTTCTAATCAACAAATCAAAGATACTTATGACAGGTATCGAAACCTAAATTACCAACACCAAACAGAAGTAGCACCTAACAAGCCAATTCTGGATTTCGTTGGTCAAATCAAAAGCAACGTAAAGGCAGAGACAGGTCAGGACGTAAAGGCAGACGATATCGTCCAGTTCTTGCAAGCCGCATCTATGGCTTACATGAAGAACCCAACTATGGGAGGGCAAGTTGACCCGACCCCTGATAGTCCCGGAATAAATGTCAAACAAATCAATGATGAAATGGCTCAGTGGGAAGAAGATAATGCAGTAAGTCTACCGCCACAGTATAAACAGGCGGCGGGTTTGATGCAGAACCTTCAGTCAGAGAACGCTCAAATCAAACAGATGTTGGCGCAGATGCAACAATCGTCTGCGGGATTAGCGGAGAACGCTCAAGGAATGGTAGCGGAGGCACAAAATACGCAAGGTACTGCCATGCGACAATTAGCCGCTAACAATCTAGACACCGCTCAATCAACTCTTGGTTTGGCAGACGACCTACAAGAGAGTTTCTTTGAATTTGCATATGGCAGAGGTTATACAGTCGAAGACTTTATTGACCCACAGCTAACCATGCAAGTTGCTACTGACTTCAAAAACAATATGAATAGTCCAGAAATGGAGAGATTGAAGGAAATAGCAGTACGAAGACAAGCATTCACAGGCAGTATCTCAGGTACTCCAAGTGCTTCAGGAGTTGCTTCGAATACAGCTACACCCGACCAAAGCTTCATTGACAGCGTAACTAGCGATGTTATGAAGAAAAGAAACATGGGTTAACTTATAATTAAGGGACGACATAATGCGTTGTTGTCCCTTATTCTAAAGATATTGATACATTCGCTACGGCTAAAAGTTGTATCATGTGACAATTCAACCGACTAAATACTGAATGTAAATTAGAAGGTCGAGAAGTCGAAATGAAATGTTAAACGCAAAAACCAATATAGGAGGCTATTATGGCTGCAATACAAGGACTGCGTGGGACAGGTCAATTCACAACTGACTTCCGTCCTACGAACTACAGGGAGCTTTTCACGCTTCTTGAACCAAACGGGACTGCACCTTTACAGGCGCTTCTCGCTATGACTTCATCTGAAGGTACAGATGACCCTAAGTACAATCACTTTAGGGATGAGCTACCAGACCGTACAATCACGGTTAACGGTGCTTTAAATAACAGTGCAACTGGTGTTGCTTTCGATGCAGGAGATGATAATTTCCTTATCGCAGGTACTATGTTGTACAACCCGCTAACTAGCGAAATGATGACTGTTGCTACAGACAGTACCTCGACACCTGTAACGGTTGTTCGTGGTGCATCTGGAACGACTGCCGCAGCTGTGGCAGACAACCAAGAGTTAATCATTGCAGGTTATGCAGACCAAGAAGCAGGGACAGCACCAACTGCTATCAGCTTCGACCCAACCACAGACTTCAACTATACGCAGATTTTCAAAACTGCTATCCAAGTCTCTGGTACTCTGCAAAACACTAAGTTGCGTACAGGCGACAAAGAGCAAGAAAGCTTAACTAAAGCCCTTAAATTACACATGGGCGATATTGAGCGAGCATTCTTCTTTGGAACTCGTAACGAAGCAAACGGTTCGACTGCAAGTCCAACCCGACACACTGGTGGTCTGTTGTCTATGATAACAAACATTACCGACTGTGCTTCTGCAACTGCGTCTAGTAACAAGATGACTGAGAAAGAATTTGACCGTTTCCTAGTAGAAGATATCTTCGCCTATGGTTCAAACGAGAAAGTCGCTTTCTGTGGTCCTCGTGCTATTAGTAATATGATGGAAGTTGGAAAAGGTAGATGGCAACCTACTCAAATCGACAATGCGTATGGCGTAGCGTTCACTCGTTACACTACTTTCGCAGGAGATTTGTTGGTTTACATGCACCCTATGTTCCGTCAAATTAGTGCTATGGCTCAAGAAATGATTATTCTTGACATGAACCACCTTAACTATCGTTACATGGCAGGTCGTGATACTCAGCTTATTCGAGATATCCAGACTAATGACTTTGACGGTGTTAAGCATATGTACATGTCTGAGTGTGGTCTTGAGATGACACAGCAGAAAGTACACCATCGTATCAAGAACTGGTCAGCCCTAGCATAGGACGACAAGTTTCTTAAATGAGGTACTATTAAGGGGTCGGGACTATTTGTCTTTGACCCCTTAATTTTAACAAGAGAGGATTGAAATGGAAGACAGGTCTAAAAAGCGAGATGCTA